GTTTCATAAAAAGAAAAAGCCCAACCACGGAGAGAGTGCAGTCAGGCTTTTGTGGGATTACGTTTTTAACAGGCAGGAGGTTGCCATACAGGCGTTATTATAACATACTTTCCTGTTTTTGTGCAACAAGATTATTGTTTATCCTATCACTTGCTATCTTAAAGTAATTATCGTCTTTTTCTATACCTATGAAGTTTCTGTTAAGATTCTTACAAGCTACCCCTGTAGTTCCTGAACCCATAGTAAAGTCTAATATTATTTCGTTTTCTTGAGTATAAGTTTTAATTAAATACTCAATTAAAGCAACTGGTTTTTGTGTAGGGTGTTTTATTAATCTTGTATCTTCTTTTTTTATACCTTTAATAATTGTTGTTGGTTTTGCATATCCATTTTTTTCTTTATATTGAAAATTATAATTGCCTACCGTATCTGTTTGTTTAAATTTTAATCCATGTGTTTTGTATGAAATTAAATCTTTTTCAACTGCATAATAATTACATTTTTGTTTATAAAAAACTGATATATTTTCTGAGTTTCTTAATGGTTGATGAGATGCATTTAAAAAATTAAATGGTGCTTTTTCCCAAATCCAATCATATTTATATTGTTTAATATTACTTAATCTTAAATAACTACTAAAAGGCTCGCTTCCAAATAATGCTATTGCACCATTATCTTTAATAATTCTATTTAACTCTTTCCACATAGGCTCAAAAGGAATAACAGCATCCCATTTGCAAGCAGTAGTTCCGTAAGGTGGGTCTGTGATAATTGCATCTATGCTTTTATCAGGTATATCTTTCATTAGTTCTAAACAATCACCATGCAATAGATTAAGCATTTATCCTTCTCGCAGCAATGGTAATTAGATTGTCAAAGGCTAGTTCTAGCTTGTATGGATAGGCTAATGGCTTCTTAGCGTCTAGGTATCTTGCATATATAGCGTCTTGTTGTTCTTTAGGTAAGCTATGGATAATAGCGTCTATGGTGCGTATGTTAGCCATATCTTGAGCTGAACACATTTCCTCAAATACTTCGCTAGTTGACTCTCCCCCTGAAGAGAGTCCTATGCTTTTAGATGGATAACCTAGCTTATGATTATCCGATTTCATCCATAAAGACCAGTCTTGCATAATAGATAATAAGCGTTCCATACTAATCATATCTTGTTAGCGTATATGCTACGCTTTCTCCATAAGTTTCTTGTGTAGTCTTATGTTGTAGATTATGTTTAGCGTCATCTGCGTTATGACTTGTAACGCCTCTTATTTGTTCTGGTGTAAAGTTTACTGTATGTCCAAATATGGTTTGTAGTGGATGTGGCTGTGGAACGTAATAGTGCATTAGCCTATTTTGATTATCTTTATAAGCATGAATAACATTTGCATCTCTCATCTCTACAAGTATATTCTTTGTAATAGGATAGTTAGATTGTATATGTTTCGCTATTTGGTTTATTGTTCGTGGTTCTGTAAGATATTCTAATATCTTTTCTTTCACGATACATCTTTCACTTTGCAATGCCATTTCCTTTTGTCATCTTGATGCCAACCATGAACATGAATAGTCCAACCAGCTTCACGAACTGCACCTACGTTTTCATGGTCTGCTATCTTTTTACATCTAGCACTCATGTTACTTGCTGACGTTGTTTGTACTGCTAATACTTCTTTACCTTTTAAAGCTATAATGTCTATAAAACCAAAAAGGTCAATTCTTATCCTTGCAAAACTATTCCAGTACTCTACTACTTGAACAGTATATCCTTCTTCTCGTAATTTTTTAAGGCTTAATTGCGTAGGGCTAATCGTTGCCATTAAAACATCCTTATCTGTGCAGTTGCTTGATTAACTCTATCACAAGCTGCTTTATAATAATCTTCATCTAATTCACATCCTACTAAATCAAAATCTAAATTATTACAAGCAATAGCAATAGAACCTGAACCTAAATGTGTATCTAATATTGTTTGACCTTTTTCAGCATAATTACTTAATAACCATTCATACAGTTTAACAGGCTTTTGTGTTGGGTGAATTTTACCTATTGAATCTCCTTGTGCAGACCTAGCTCTTTGAAATATTTTTGCATTTTTATTAAAACTAGTCCAAGCCATTTCAAAAGCTGCAAAATCACTATTATAATCTAATTTATCCCAAACTAATATGCATCTAGTGTTTCCAAGATAATCAAGAAAATAATTTCCACCCCATATTATTTGATTTTTACTAACTCTTTTTAACTCATAAAAATATTTTTGTGGTGGAATAAATTTATCCCAATCTTTTGATTTATGAATACCTAAATCATTTGCTGAGCCTTTTCCCATTGTCATATTTGCTGCATCAATACCATAAGGTGGGTCAACAATAGCCAAGTCAAATGCTTTATCAGGCAAAGTAGCCATGTAAGCCATACAATCTATATTGTGTAATTCTGCCCTACCTATTTTATTCATCTTTAATATTGTCAAACTGATTGTCGTTAGGTTTAGATGTTCCTTGCTCTAAAGATTTAGGGTAGTGCAGCCCATCATTTCCGTTCTGCGAAATTAAATCTATACGAGAATACGACTTTTGAACCTCACCTGTAGATTTATTCAGTTGATATTCATATTCAAGTGTATGTGGTGATACATCATCACTTGGCTTCTTAGACCTAAATATCTTATCAAAGTTAGACTCAAATACTTCTCTATCTGTAAATGGTCTAGGTGCGCTTCCTTTACCCATTACCTTACCTCCAAATGATTATTAGTAAATAGCCAACCTATAGTTTTACGGTGAGCTTCTTCCCATGCAGCTATTCTATCATGTTTATCTAAACTTTTGTCATTATCTATCATATTATGACAGGTTACACAGAGGAATGCGATTCTAAAATCATGACTCTTGATTCCTGTTCCCTTACCATCACGTAATTGATTAGAGTGTGCAGATACTACAGTTCCGTCTTGTATAGAACACATCATACATGGTGCGCCATCTGCTAGTTTAAGTAGTTTAGGGTTTCTATAGTTCACTAATAGTCCCAACCCCAACCCATAGTCTGACCCCATACCTCTATCTGTTGTTGGTATTCTGTCATCTCACTTGTGGTTAGTTTAGTTGTTGACTTTATAAGCTCTACTGGCATACCTGCAATTTCTGTTTGATAACGTAAGAATTTATAACCCATAAGTTCGTGTATCTTATCTTTCTCAATTCCTAAATGTTGACCTATGCTTGAGTATAGCTCCCATAGTCTTTCGTTTTGTTCTAGGCTACGGTTTAGTTTAGCGTCTGTTACTGTTACTCTCCAACGCTTAGTAAAGTCAAGAGTTTTTAGTTTCTCGATTAGCATTGGTAAATTGTCTTTGGTTAATGCCCACTTTATCATCTCTCCATCCTTTCGTTTTAAATACTTGTCCGTCTTTAGAAGTTGCTTTGTATTCTATATCATTTCCAAATAGCTTTTTACATTCTTTTATAAAATCATTTATGGTCATGGACTCTCCTTGTATCGCAATCCTTTTGGATCAAACCAAAAATTAAAGTTACCTTCCCATTGTGCATTACGCTGCTTCTGAACAAAGACCTTGCAATCAGGAATAATCTTTAGTTCTTCTTCAGGTGTTTTACCAGCTTCCACTAACTTTTCTTTAGCTCTGTTACGCCATACACAAATAATATTATCGCATAAATTTCTGATATGTGAACTACCCATGATGTTTGTAGCATCTGGTATTTCATCCTCTGACTTCATCTTACGAGTATGAGCTACCAAAAAAATTGCAATGTTTAAATCACGTGACACAACTGCTAACTTATCTACGAATAGCTTTTGAGCTTCTAAAGACTCTTCAGATATATCACTCATCTTCATAAGACTGTCAATCACAAATACATCTACACCAAGAATATGTTTGCCATAGTATAGCGTTGCTATCATGTCTTGTGAAGTAGTTACACCTGTTTGATCGTAAATATATAACTTGTCTTTAGCTCTATCTGTCCACTTACGAATAAAATCATCTGTTGGTTCTGGTGAACCTAAAGTTTGTGTAATCATACGAGCTAATGTTAATACAGGTCTCATCTCTAAACTAGCTACTAGGCATTTAGTATTCTGTCTCATCATAGCTAATATGACTTGTGATAACCACATACTTTTACCATGACCTGATACACCGGTAAGAATGTTTACTTCCGAATTCCTAACACGAAACTTATCTTCCGTCTTAACCCAGCCAAGTGATTTACCACTATGAATTTCCTCACCAAAATACTTGACCAAATCATCAGCAAATATATCCGTACTTTTAACTTTAAACTCTGCATGACTAAACTCCTGTTCGTAGTAATCAGTAATGACTGACTGATTGACAGTTAGTTTATTTATTACTTCACCTATGTTCACTAAATACCACCTTCCCAAACTTTACGTTCTGTTGGCATTTCACCATCATTCCATCTTTCCTGGTTCAATAGCGTTAATGGAGCTGGTGAGAAACCATCTTTCCATGATTGAGTATCTTTCATTTTCTTTACATACCCTATCACTTCATCTGCTATAGCGTCAAGATTTTTATTAGCCCATCTTTCTAAACAAGTTTTCTTGTTGACTTTACGAACATTAGGATAGCTTTCCCAAAATTCATCAAACCTATTGGTCGTTTTAACGACATATATATCTTCTCTTTTCTTCTCTTCTCTTCTCTTCTCTATGCTAGCAGGTTGATAGTTTTCCTCTAGCCAACCTCTAGTAAATAGTTCATTTACTATTTTTTCAATAAAGTCAATAGGATAATGAAGTCTAAAAGCGATCTCATAGTTGTCAGGTAATATGCCATCACTTTCAGAACCAAGACACCATAACTCTACTAAAACAGCTTTTTGTTCGAAAGATAACTTATGTATCTCTATGTCATTAATATAATCCGTACCATAAAATTTAAACCATGTCATCTTTTTTTGATAACGTGGGTTTCTAGGCTTATAAAGGTTAAACTTCTCCCAATTCTTAATTCTCATATACTCTCCTTAAAATAAACATTCTTCGTATAATTCTGACATTGGCACGACTTTTGCTTTAGGCGTTCTAGGCAGAATATGGAGCTTGCAATTAGACCTATTCTCAAGAAACCATAACGCAGAAGCCTTGTTACTAAAGGCTCTTAGAGGTTTTCCATCAAATTCATCTAATATAATGTAACGCAATATCTCCATGGAGCAAAACATTACCACAATGTATTTCTATTTGCAAACTATTTTATTTCTAGTAATTTACTACAAAATACTTGACAAGTTATTTTAGGTCATTAAGATAACTATTGTAATTTTAACTAGGAGAGAAACATGAGTATTAAAACAATGATTATTACTGCAATAGCTTTTTGGGCTTACGTAGCTTTATGTATATGGGTTATGGGTAAGTTAGCAGGTGCAATATGAATAAATGGATATGGCTATTCCTTTTTGTATTTTGGGGGTATATAATATGGCGAATGGTTTAGAGCATATAGCAGATATACTTAAACGATTGAATGACGAACTTAAATTAGATAACGATAAATGGGAGAGAGCAAATGAGTCAACAACAACACTACGATCAAGTAATGATGCAACAACATCAACAAGAGGAGAGAGCAAAGATGAACTATAACGAACTACGTAAGATTAATGTATCAGATCATATTGAAAAAAAGAATGGTCTATCATATTTATCATGGGCTTGGGCTGTGGATACTCTTCTACAGCAAGACCCAACTGCAACATGGACTTATGGTGAACCTAAACAGTTCGGTGAAACACTTATGGTATTCTGCACAGTAAATGCGTTTGGTAAGTCTATGACATCTCAATTACCTGTGCTTAACTTTAGAAACCAAGCTATTCCTAATCCTGACGCTATGGCAGTTAATACAGCTATGCAACGTTGTTTAGCTAAGGCTATTGCATTACATGGTATTGGCTTATATATCTATAGTGGTGAGGATATTCCAGAGTCAGAACAACCAACTCTAAAAGCTGTATCTAGCAAGGACTTTCTATGATAGAACAACGCACAGATGAATGGTTTCAGCAGAGATTGGGAAAGGTAACAGCGAGTCGCATTAGTGATGTTATCGCCAAGACTAAAACAGGTGTATCTACATCACGTCAAAACTACCTTGTTCAATTAGTATCAGAACGTCTTACAGGCAAGAAAGGCGATAGCTTTGTCAATCAGGCTATGTTAGATGGGATTGAAAGGGAGGCTGCTGCTAGAGAGCTTTATATGCAATCTAAAGGGGTATCTGTAACAGAAGTAGGTTTCTTTGACCACCCTGTTATTAAGAATAGTGGTGCTAGTCCAGACGGAGCTGTAAATGCAGAAGAAGAAGGAAAGTATGCAGGTCTTATAGAGATTAAGTGTCCTATAGAAACAACCCATACTAATACGCTTATGAGTAAATCAGTTCCTAGCAAATACATACCACAGATGCAATGGCAATTAGCTTGTACTGGTGCTAAGTGGGTAGATTTTGTTAGCTATAATCCTAATTTCCCTGTAGAATTACAGCTCTTTGTTTCTAGGGTTGACAGGGATAATGATTATATTGCAGAACTAGAAGCTGAAGTGGTTAAGTTCTTAGACGAAGTAGATCAAACAATTTTAAAACTAAAGGGGTAATATATGGCTGAGTATGATAAAACAAACACGTTTACTTTAAACAAAAATGATAAAGGTGATAATCCTAAACGACCAGACTATAGAGGTAAGTTAAATGTAGATGGTATTGAATTTACTTTATCAGGATGGGTTAAAGAAGGTCCTAATGGTAAGTTCATTGCTGGTGCTGTAGCAATAGCGGAAGCTAAGGGTGAGGCTAGAAGTAAACCTGCTGTTGAAGGTGCAGATGAGGATGTTCCTTTCTAGGAGCATCCCCATTGCATAACAATTACTTGTTCATTACGTACATAGTAACTTCAAAGCCAAAACGCATTTCTGTTGCTGCTGGTGTTGTCCACATAGCTAGTCTCCTTTCTTTTAGATTTGTAATAGAATTATACGCTTATATGGGATTACTAGACACAAGAAAATCATGAAAGGACTATAATGGATATACACCATTTAGAACTAGATATAGCGTGTTATGCTACTGCTGTGTATCACGAAGTTAATACAAGAACATTGGAGGAAAAAATTGGAGTCATTAATGTTATACGGAATAGGGTTCGTGATGGTCGTTGGGGTAATTCTGTATGCTCTGTTACTTACTCTCATGGTCAGTTTATTGGGGTTACGGATGAAGGTCATAGAGAAGTTAATACTAGGGCGTATTTGGAAACTAAACTTTTGGTTATTGATACGATTATTTTTAATAAATATGCAAATCCGGTTGCAAATGCTTTATACTTCCATGATGATTCAATACCGCCTAAAAAGGTATGGTTTGGAAAACGGAAGAAAACACACATAGGAAGGATGGTATTTTACTAATGCAACAACATGATACGAAATTATGGTTAGCTAAAGTTCATAAAGATGTGATGGATGAAGCAAATATTAGACAAAAAATTGTAAGAGAAAATGAAGATTTAATATATGCTTTGGAATGGGTAATTGATGTATTTACAAATGGTGATCCTCAATGGCATGATGTTCCATGTATTGAGAACGCTAGAAAAGTGTTATACAAATGAAAGATAAAATATTAGGTTACCTGGTAGAAGAGTTTGATAATAATGGTGTTCTTGTATGGTCTGCGCTTATGCCATCTAAACCAACATCTTTAGAAATTGAAAAAGATATTAAGAATAAATTGCATAATTGGGTTATAACACCACTTGTTGCAGATACAAAAAATATCATTAAAGTCACTAACATTAAAAAATACGATAGTAAAAAATTAACGGAGGCTCATGGTGGACTCTAACCCACTTACACAAGAAGAGATTATAAAAGCGTATAAAGAAGCATTTGGAAATGGTAATGCTGTTTTAACACTTGACAGAATATTTAGATTTGCTAGGCTTATAGAAAAAGCTCATGGAGTAAAAGATGTACACTAAACTAGATGACCAAAGACAAGCAAAGTTTATTATTAAATACATGGATGAACATCCTGGTTGCAGCATTAAAGAAATTGTGCAACAATGCGTAACCAATAGGACAAGGTTAAAGTATTTAGAAAGTCAAGGATACTTTAGCTTACCTAAATTAACACATCAAGATATATTAGATAGAAGATTTAAGAATAGACATTATGTATCTGTAGCTGTAGGAAGGGAGTATGGTAGATGGAACGAGCAGAAAAGATATTAGATGTAATTGTATGGTTGTTGATTATTAGTGGTATGGGTTGGTTCTTTTATGGGTGTTACGAAGTGATTGATTTATTTTTTATAAGGGGATGATATGCAGATAGAAGAAATTTTAAATGAAAGAGAAGAGCAGTATGGTAACTTTTTAAATAGATCTAAAATATCACAAGACTTTAAAGCTCTTATTCATAATGGAGAGTCTTATCGCTTGTTAAAAGCAGATCAAAAAGAAGCGTTAGAAATGATTGCAACTAAAATGGGTAGAATTGTAAATGGTGACCCTGATTATCTTGACTCATGGTTAGACATTCAAGGTTATTGTCAATTAGTTATTGATAGAGTTCGTAAAGATAAGATTGATTTAGATAATGCTATTGATATGTATGTGGTAGAAGGTGTACCTAAAGAAACTGCTGTTCAATTACAAAGGAGTGATGATGAGTAAAATCTATTGGATATTTGGACTTACAATGGTTGCATTAGCTATATGGGGAACTGAAAAAGCTATGGGTCAAACTACTACGATATTAGCACCTGATGGCTCTGTAACAGTATGCCAAGTGCATCCTAATGGTACTGTAATCTGCGTTTAATCGTCTAGCGGTGTAAGCTCTCCATACAAGGATAACTCCTCACCGCTTATCTCTATAATAGAGTCATCATCTAATTGGATGACAATAGTACTATCGCCATGTAGTGCTTCACAAGATACAATCATTTTACCTAACATGTGATTGCAGATAGTTTCTACTTCTGACCTTTGCATAATCAATCCTATATTTTGACGAATTTTTCTGATTTGTCTGTGGTTAATTTTTTGTTTCCTCTAAACCAAGAACCGCAATCTTGACATTGGAATCTTGGATATTTTCCAGCAGTTAATACTGCATAACCACGTTGTTGAACTTTATGACTTGCACAACTTGGACATACTCTTTCTTCTGAGAAGTGATTGTGATTAGGATGATTACTTATCCAACCTTTAAACTTATCATATACCTTCTCTAATAATACAACATCATTTCTATTGTATTCTTCCATGCGTTTCCATGCTGATCTATCGTTATTCATAACTTTAAGCCATAGCTCATGACCTTCATGTGCTGTCTTTTTACCAAGACCTAAACGCTGTGCAATGTAGTCTAGTTTGTTAGAAACAAATCTAAATTTACTACGAGATGTTTGTAGTAAGTCTATGTGTTTAGCTGGGCTAGGAGGTGGCATACCAGCTTCTAGGAACTCTTTATTAAGCATAGGTATATCAAACCTATTGCCATTATAGTGAACGATTGCGTCTGCTTCATCCATGAGTTTATGGATAGACTTTAGCATTGCTTTACGATCTGTTTTATATACAGAGTCAAACATAATCTTTTTTTCACCATACCATTTAGCTGCATAGCATAGTGTGTAAGATGATTCTAGGAGTTGATTAAGCGCAATGTTCTGCTGCCAAATTCCCCAGACCGTTGCTAAATTAGGTGCGCATTCTATATCTAAAAGTAGTATCTTCAAGTAACTCTCCTAGTGTTGAGATACTTTATTATACACTAAATACATGATAATCAATAAGAAAACATATTTAAAATGCGTAATAGCACAAAGAATATCGCAGATAAGATAATCTAACATATAATTATTTTTGCTGTCTTAGCTTTTTTTAGTTTCTCAAAAAACTTCTTATAAGCTGATTTAGAATTACCGATAAAGTCACCACCTGACCATGTAGTGCCAAGTAATATACATCCTTCTGTATGTGCTGAAGTATTGCCTGAATGGATACGAACACCTGTGAAGTTAGGAACATCTAGTATATGTGGCATATCTTGTTTAAAGCGTACAGATGCGTCTATAATGACTTTGTATTCACCGGTAGGTATAGCAGTCTTACCTATCACTTTACTGCCATTTCTGACTACATCTTCTAGTGTATAACATTCATATACACCATCTATGTATAATTTTCCTATCGTGTGTGTATCTTTAAATTCAAACCTTTTTACTTCAATTAACATTCTTGTCAATGTAGTTAAGTGCTTGAGTTAAGTACTGCATAGCATACATAAATAAAATAGAGAATCCCATAGCTACGAATAGCAATGAAACAACTAATAATTTAAGTATAGCTAAACCGATAAAGTTTAGTATGTCTAAGACTATCATTTCTTTTTAATGTAGAATAAACTACGTTCCCCAAAGAGATAGAAACCAACTGCACTAGCAAAGTTATCTACTTCTTGTGTTGCAATACCTTGTAAGTGCATAGTTGCCCATGTTGCTAATACTAATAAACCTATAGCTGGTCGCATGAGTCTTACAATAGCTTCTACCCATGGATAAGATGGATTACCACCACCAGCTTCATTCATCAC